AGGAGCTCTCTATACAGGCGTTCGGGGTCTGCAGGGATTTCTGCTCAATCAGTGGAAGAGGCTGCCCTATAGTACCATGGTAGATGACGTCGATGCATTAGTTGCAAGACGCCTAACCGGTCCTAATGGGGTCCACTTCACTCATACTGTTTCAGGCGACTTCGTGTCGTCGACTGACAAGCTGAAAAAGGAGGTATCGACGTTGCTCATTCGTACGATACTTCTTCACTTGGGCTTGGAACGAACTATGGAGGGAGTCATGGCACTTCTTAACTTTGGTTCCGTCACACTCGTCTACCCCGGTGGGGATCGGGTAGAGATGTTGAACGGACAGTTAATGGGATGCCCCCTCTCCTTCCCCCTCTTGTGTCTCGCAAATCTTTCAACCTTGCTTCGGATGAATGATTCGGGAGTACTTGCGACCGCTGTAATCAACGGGGATGACGTCTTGTTTGGCGCCAACCCAGAGATTTTCAGACAGTGGATCAAGAACACAGAGGATATTGGTTTGTTCCGGAGCCCGGGAAAGAACTACCTGACCGCGGATCATTGCGGCCGGAGGTGTTTTCAGGTCAACAGTCGACTTTACCAACTTGGAGTTGCTCCGAAATCCGAGTGGATGTTTGAAGATTATTTGGAGGACCCTGTATTCGTACCGCGGAAATGCGTGCGGATCGGATACAGTAATTATGCCTTGTCAATTGGTCACAGAGTAAAATCTGTTCCCACTGTGACTTTGGGCACGGTCCCTTCAATCATCGAACGTCTCTCGGAATTCGTTTCTGAACGTTCCTCCCGTCTTCTAACAGATCTCTTTCTTGCGTCAAATAGCAAGTTATTGAGGGTTAGTCGGAAGATTGGGACAGAGATTTTCACGCCGAACTGGCGGATCCCTAAGCATCTCGGAGGATTGGGTCTGGTCGTGGACCGTCCTCTCTTCTTTAGCCGCATTCAACGGAAGGTCGCGTCGTATTTGTCGCGAAATCCATTGGAGGCTTGGCTTTCAGAGAAACTGCAGGATCTGCCGTTAGGAGCGAGGAAAGCTCTTCGGGACTTCAAGCGAATCAGTTCCGCTTTTGTTCCTCGCACGGAGGGTCCGCTCGAATTTGAGCGGACATTGGACTATGCTGAAAAATTGCTTAATCAGTGTATGTCTCACCGTGCTTGGGAACGTTCGCCCGACCAGGTCCAATGGGGCCCGGGCGAACGTCACTTACCAGATAAGAATATGCCCGAGACGTGTCCAAGCGTCTCGAGTCGCATACTGGTTCGTGGAAAGCAGATCATTAACCAGCCGTTGATGTCAGTGAAGAAAATGCTAGAATGGAGATTCGACTATATGCTTGAGGAGAGTTTATCCCCCAAGTATGTTGCGCAAATCAAAGATGAGCCGAGCGATGAATCGCGTCGGATCCTCAATGAGATGTATCGACTCTTTATTCTTGACATCTAACTGACAACGGGGTCTGGCTTCTAAGTGCCCAAAACGGCTAGTTCCGTACTAAGAGGTTCTCCTCAGAATGTCTAGAGACTGCACGGGTGCAATCAATAACTACTTTGATGAAGCTCGATGTACAGTCCCTCATGTGCTGAGGTAACCCGTGTTTGCACTTAATGAAGAAGCAGGCCCAGAAGGCGGCTGTTGTTGTTGTGTCTCGTTCGACAACTCCGGCCCATAACAATGAAACGAA